TGCAAACTCGTATTCAGGAGTACCGTAATCGGCTATCCCGTAATTAAGTTGACCATAGCCAATCGTGGCCATGCTATTACGCTAGAGTAATATCTAAATCGCCAGCATCAAATCTAAATACATCTCCACTTGCAACAGTTTTAGATGCAGTTAATGCTGCCCAACCTAATAAATTACCACTAGATGCGGCATCAAAGACTCCACAATGCGTTACAGTTCCCCATGCACCAGTTGAAGTTACGAACTCAACCGCAGCTCCGTTAGTTGCTTGTGTAGGTGATGTTCCACTTACTGTCATGTCAGGCATACTCTTACGAGCATAAGAGCCACCAGAACATTCAGTACCGCCACCTGTATCAGATGGTGCTGCTGTAAATAATCCAACATATAGTGTTGTTGGTGCAGTATAAGCAGTTCCACCAAACACATGAAGTAATACTTTGTTTTCTAAATAATCAGTAAATCCAGCCATTCTATTCTCCTTTATTAATTACCGTAGTAATAATTTCTTTTTTGTTTTTTTCCGTAGGTTCTTCTTCTCATCATTAAAGATCCTTTACCAAATGCAGATTTTTCTTGTTCTAATCTCATTTCTTCCAACGCCTTTTCAAACTGTTGGGTAAACATTGGTATTCTTTCATCTTCCATTAAATAAATAGAAGCGTGTTTTAATGCACCATATAAATACACATCTGGGTGTGATGCAGATACAAAGTTACTTGTATTTGAATCACTCAATGCAGATATTTTAGCATAGTAAGTAAGTTGTAGGGTATATGAACTGTCAGGAGATGGTGCTAACTCTATTGAGTCATCTACCATTGCGTAATAAATAGGTTGGCCTGTTGAGTTGTTGTTTGCTTTTCTATAGACATCTAGTGATTCTATAGATTGTTGAAATAAAGGACTAAAGTTATTTGCTGTAATTTCTACATTTATTGCCTCTAACCAGTCTGATGGAACTGTTAAATATTGTGAGTCAGCAGTAGCAGTTGCTCTTTTAATCATGTCTTTGGTTCTTAACCTTCTGTTAAGCTCTGCTTCAACATTATCTATAAATGTATCAATATCAGATGTTAGGTCTGATCTATTAAGATAATTTGCTATTGATGTTTTAAGTTCTGAATATGTCATACTTTTCCTTGCCAGGTTCTAAACACTTTATTATCCGAGTTGTTTAGCCACTCTTTCCATTTTGCTGAATCTTGCGACCAACCCTCTCGTAATGCTTTCTGCCAAATTACCATCGGTACTTCAGCTATGTGTCGCATATCTTTTCCAGGCGTTATTGTATTGTCCCTTAGTTTCTTGACATGGTCAATGACAGGAGCAACATCTTGGGTTGTGTGATAAACCAGTTTGTTATCTTCAGTAATAAATTCTGATTTATAACCAGTTTTATGATCTGTGATTGTGCGCTTTGTTGTCATCTAAAAAAGGGGTGAGTTTAACCCACCCCAAGATAATCTAACTTATGAAGTTGTTAAATCAGCTACGAGTCCATGAGCAGCTTCGTTGCTCACCTCTAAACCGTATTCAACTACTAACATTTTAGTTTCAGCATCACCTATTGTTGAGATGTCAACTGTTTTGAAATCTCTTAGGAATGATACTTTTGCAAAGTCAGGATCTACTAATAGTAATGTTCTTTCTCTACTAAAGTTAGAAGGTACTATTTTAAGCTCACCAAAATCTGATGCGTAAATAGAAACAGAAGCCTCTACTGTGTTTGCATCAATCATTTGTCTAGCTGAACTTCTACCTGTGAAACCAGAAATTACTTGCTTGTTTACAGGGCCGCATATTGCCATTGAAGGCTCGCCACCGTTTGTGAAACAAGATTGTAATACTGCTTTAAGTAAAGTTTCAGTTAAAGCTCTTTGAGTTCCATCTGTAGGAGCTGTACCGCCACCAGTAGGAGCGCCTGATGCTGCTTTACTTACATTGGATTTCATCCAAGATTCAAAGCCACCAGTTTTTCTAGCTGTTGTTGCGTTACCAGTTGTCTTACCACCATTTTGACAGAGAGCTGTTTCCATATCTCTTTTTAGTGCTTTAGACATAATAGCAAGTTGATGAGCCATTTCTGACTTTTTACCTGCTGGATCACTAGATTGTTGTGAGCCTGTTACAGTTGCATCTCTTGATGATATCATTGCCACATTACTTACTCTTGTGGTAGCAGTCGCAGCAGTTCTTGAAAGTTCAAAACCTTCTAACTGACCAGTTCCGCTTGGAGTTGGTAATGATTCTGTTTGCCAATCAAAAACTACATTCTTGATTGAGTTTTTTCCGATTGATGACATAAACGGAGTTTGCTGTGGAGAAATGTTATAGATAACATCACTTAGTTGTTCTCTATCAGCAGTCGCGCTATATGTATCAAAAGCGTTAGTTACTTTAGCCATATTTTTTCCTTATAAAAAAAGTTTATATTAATTGTTCAAAAAGTTTAGCTGCATCTTGCACTTTGCCAGTTTTAGCTAATCTTTGTTTTGCTTTTTTCACAGGAGTTGTAGATTTTGGAACATTTGAAGTGCCAGGTCGTGCGGTACGAGCTGCCGCTTTCTTTTCAGTTGGCTTAACTTTAGTCGCTTGTTGTGTTTTATGTTGTAACCATGCGTTTCTTAAACCAAGTAAAACTCGGTAGTCATAAACGCTGTCCATTTCTTGTGGTGTATACCCAAGAACATTAACACCGTAATCCCGAATTGACATCTTTTCTTTGGATGCCACCTCGTTGTCTTGCCATTCTGGAATTTGGTCAAGCAGTTGTTTGTTACCGTATTCAACAAATTGTTGAAGTTTCTTTTGCTGCTCCACTTGTGATTCTTGTTGAACCCTTTGTGCCTCAGCTTGCACGGCTTGTAACTTCTGCTTTTTCTCATTCCAAACATCCTTTTCACGGACATAAGCAATAGGATCTGCTTCGTAAAGTGTATTCCAATCTGGCTCGTTTTCTAACTCGCCCTTCAAAGTAGCTTCCATTCTAGGTAACAACTGTGAATAAATTGCATCTTTTTGAGAAACCTCTTGTTGTTGAGCCTCTATAGCTTTTCGCTGTTCGGCCAACTCCTGAGTTTTTCTCGTATAATCTCTTTGGCGACTGTATCCGTTTTGGAGTTCTTCAAGCGTAACCTGTGTATCTTCGCCATCTACTTTAATTGTATATAGCTGTGGTTGCTCGGACTCCTCTTCTTCTACTTGATCTTCTTGGAGTTCTTCTGCATCTTCTTCAACTTCATCTTCAACGATTTCATCATCTTCGATGACTTCCTCTTCAACGACTACATCTTCTGATGCCTGTTCTATTTCGTTTTCTGGTTGTTCCTCTGGAGTCAAAAAACTTTCAAAAGACTGTTCAGCCTCTTGCATATCTGTTTGTAAACCAGTCGGCTTTGCGTTATTGGTCATTATTCATTCCTTAAAATGTAAAGTAATATTTTACTATACTATTTATAGTTTACACAACTTTATGTAGTCTGCCTAATTGTGATTTTGTAATCTTACCCTTCTCTACAATAATGCGGAGATGTTTTTCAACTTCGGGCAACAGCTTAATAGCTTTGTGTAAATTTTCTCTTGTACTTATATCATCTCCTTTAGAAGATAACCATAAGTTTGTGTATTCATCTTTAAGTATTTGTATTGCGTTTTTAAATGTTTCAGAGTTTAGAATTAACTCTGCTTCGTTAGAATGTAATATTTCTTCTTGTGATGCCATTAACCAAATAAACCTAATTGTGGTCGGCTAATGCTAAAGTTTGAACCATCTGGAATCATTGGTTGATTTTCTAACGCATCTAGTCTTTTATATAAATCATCTAAGTTTGGTTCTTGAAAAGTTGGTAAATCATCTTTTGTTATAAATTGTGATACATCTGGCATTTCATATCTTGGTATGTCTATGCCTTCTCTAGCAATACTTAAAAAATCATCTCTGTAATCATTTGGATTAAAGTCTGGAACACTATTAATACCAGTTGTATTTTGTGCTATTAAATCTCTTATTTCTGAATCATCGTATGTTGGTATGCTGTCTCTCATTACAAAATTTTCAAAGTCTGGCAACCTTAAATCTTCTCTTATATTTTCTATAGAAAAATCTCTACCATTTGGAACTTGTAAATCTTCTTTCATTACAAAGTCATCAAAGTTTGGAAGATTAATTTTGTCTTGTCTTAAAGAATCTAAAATACTTTGCACACCAGTAAGGTCTAAGGGTTTATATCCTCCTAGAATATCTCTAGGTGGTGGAAATCTCATATCATCTAAAATGCTTATGTTGTCGCCTCTACCGCCGCCAATAATATTAGGTGGTAAATTTGTATAGTCTGGTGGGTTTACAGCACTTCCACCTGGTAAAAATCCTGGATCATCTGGAACTCCCGCAACTGTTGGTGCAGCAGGAACATTTAAGTCTGCTTGTGTAAAACCTTGTGGCATTGCAGCTGAATAACTTACGCCTGGTGCAATCATGTTAGGCACATTTTCTCCGCCAGCTATAGAACGCGCATATATAAGACCACTTGTAAAAGTAGGATCTGTTGTAGGTACAACTACTTGTCTATCTCCGCCTGGTATTCCTATTGCCATAACCTATACTTTACTCCATTCTTTGCCTTCATACAATAAGGCCTCTGCTTCTCTTCTTCTTATTAATCCTTGTAAAACCTTACCACCAGCTTTGTTCCAGCGTTTAATTTGTGCAGGTACTTCATCATATTCTTGGTTGTTTAATTTTTTTAACATGGTTGAAGAATTAAGACTGCCTGAACCTAGATTAAATGTCCAAGATACCAAAGCATCAAATTGTGATTGTGATATAGGAACTTCAACTGCATCATTTACAGCTTTTTCAAACACCTCTACATCTTTTTCTAGTAACTTTTCTGCCTCTTGTTGAGAAACTAAATCGCCCTCTTTGACACCTTCTGTATGTCCATAACCTATTGTCCATACATTAGCTGCGCATTTATAAGAGTTATATTCACAACCCTCAAACTTTTTAATTAAAGACAACCCCTCTTGTGATATTTTCATATTAGTCTTTTTTGTCGCTGGTATTAGATGCGCCAAAATAGAACGAAATAATTGCACTTGCCAGTCCTCCTAAATAACC